TTCAAATATCCTGCTTTTGAAAATCTTACAAAGCAACAGTTAGGATATTTTTGGAGACCAGAAGAAGTATCTTTACAGAAAGATCGTGGAGACTATCAAACTCTCCGACCAGAACAAAAACACGTATACACCAGTAACCTTAAGTACCAGATCATGCTGGACTCAGTACAAGGTCGTGCTCCTGGTATGGCTTTCTTGCCATACTGTTCACTACCTGAGCTTGAAGCATGTATGGAAGTCTGGTCTTTTATGGAGATGATTCATAGTAGATCATATACTTATGTAATTAAGAATGTATACCCAGATCCATCTGAGGTATTTGATACTATATTACAGGATGATCGTATTTTACAACGTGCTTCTAGTGTTACTAAATCATATGATGATTTTATAAACTATGCACACGAGTGGGATACTGGTAATATGTGGACTGATCTTGCAAGGTCTTCTACTTCATCCCAGTGGACACTTAAAGATCTCAAAAAACATCTCTATAGGGCGGTAACTAATGTCAACATCCTCGAAGGAATCAGATTCTACGTATCCTTCGCTTGTTCCTTCGCTTTTGGTGAGCTTAAACTCATGGAAGGATCGGCTAAGATCATTTCTCTCATTGCGAGAGACGAAAACCAACACCTCGCACTCACCCAAAACATAATAAACAATTGGAGAAAGGGTGATGATCCTGATATGGTAGAAATAGTTAAGGAACAAGAGAAGTGGACATATGAAATGTTTGATAAGTGTGTAAATGAAGAAAAGAAATGGGCAGAATACTTGTTTAAAGATGGAAGTATGATAGGATTGAATGACAAGCTTTTATATCAGTATGTTGAGTGGATTGCTAACAAGAGATTAAGATCTATTGGTCTTAAACCAGTGTATGATATTCCACTTAAGAACAATCCATTACCTTGGACTGAACATTGGATCAGTTCTAAAGGATTGCAGGTAGCACCACAAGAGACAGAAGTAGAATCTTATGTTGTTGGTGGTATTAAACAAGATGTTAAAAAGGACACTTTCTCAGGATTTAAACTCTAATGACAAACAATCTTTATAATGGTATTAATGAACGCCTTTATTATACATTAGGTAAGAGACCAGAGATTGCTACTAAACATGATTTCTATATGGCATTATGTTATGCTGTAAGAGATCAGATGATGACTTATTGGTTGGATACTAAACGTCCACCACAGAAAGAGGTTGCTTATCTATCAGCAGAGTTTTTGATTGGTCCTCAACTGAATAATAACCTTATTAGTTTGGGTATAAGAGATGAGGCAAGGGAAGCATTATCCGAATATGATTATACTTTAGATGAGATTCTAGATGTAGCAGAGGAACCAGGACTTGGTAATGGTGGTTTAGGAAGACTTGCTGCTTGCTATATGGATTCTTTAGCAACTTTACAAGTACCTGCTACTGGTTATGGTATAAGATATAAGTATGGTATATTTAAGCAACAGATAAGAGATAATCAACAGATAGAAGTTACTGATAACTGGTTGCATGGAGAATGGCCTTGGGAGTTGTGTCAACCAGATGAGTCTGTGTTGGTAGGATTTGGTGGTAGAGTAGAGAATTATGTATCTGATAGAGGAAATTATAGAGTAAGATGGGTTCCTGATGAACAAGTGATTGCTGTACCCTATGATGTATTACAGTTAGGTTATAGAGTAAATTCTTGTAATCGTTTAAGATTATGGAGAGCAGATGCTACAGAGACATTTGATTTCTATGCATTTAACATTGGAGATTACTTAGGTTCAGTAGAACAGAGTGTAACATCAGAAACTATATCTAAGGTATTGTATCCTAATGATGGAACAGACCAAGGTAAACAATTAAGATTAAAGCAACAGCATTTCTTTGTGAGTGCATCTCTACAGGATATGCTTAATAGTTTGGATAGAAGAGGTATATCATTAAATGAGTTCCCAAATTATTGGCAAGTACAATTAAATGATACTCATCCTGCTATTGCTGTAGCAGAGTTGATGAGATTGCTTGTTGATGAAAGACATTTGGAATGGGAAACTGCATGGGAGATTACCAGTAAGTCTGTTGCATATACAAATCATACATTATTACCAGAAGCATTAGAGAAGTGGGATCTTAGACTCTTTAAGAATCTTCTTCCTCGTCATATGGAGATTGTTTATGAGATTAATAGAAGGTTCTTACAGGTAGTAAGACTTCATTATCCTGGTGATGATACTATGTTAGAGAAGATGTCTATCATAGATGAACGTGGTAATAAGTCAGTTCGTATGGCACATCTTGCTACTGTTGGTTCTCATCATGTAAATGGTGTAGCAGCATTACATTCTGAATTAGTTAAGACACAACTGATGCCAGAGTTCTATGATCTATGGCCACATAAGTTTACGAATGTTACTAATGGTGTTACTCCACGTAGATGGATAGCATCTTGTAATCCAGCACTAACAGAGGTTCTTGATTCTTATTGTCCAAATTGGATTACTAATATGGAATCTCTTAGTGATTTGGAAAATAGTATTGATGATTCTTCACTTTTAGAAAAGTTTAAAGAAGCAAAGGTTGTAGGTAAACATAATCTTGCTACTTATATCTTTAATCATCTAGGCATATCTGTAGATCCTTCTAGTATGTTTGATATACAGGTAAAGAGAATACATGAATATAAGAGACAACATTTACTTGCTCTTTGGGTAGTATCTCAATATCTTCGTATTAAGAAGGGTGTTGATGTAGTTCCTAGAACGGTAATCTTTGGTGGTAAAGCAGCACCTGGATATTATTTTGCAAAATTAATCATTCAATTTATCTGTAATATCGCAGAGGTAGTTAATAATGATCCTGATATGGATGGTAAGTTACGTGTAGTATTCTTACCAAACTATAGTGTTAAGTTAGGAGAACTGGTATACCCTGCTGCTGATTTATCTGAGCAGATCTCAACTGCTGGTAAGGAAGCATCAGGTACAGGTAATATGAAGTTCCAAATGAATGGTGCTTTAACTATTGGTACATTAGATGGTGCTAACGTAGAGATACGTGATCTTGTGGGTGAGGAGAACTTCTTCTTATTTGGTAATGATGAGAAAGGTATTGCAGACCTATGGCAGAATGGATATTATCCTCAAAATCATATGAGTCCTGAATTATGGGAAGTAATTAATCTTATTAAAGGTGGTCATTTTAGTCACGGTGATAAGGAGAAGTTTGAACCATTGGTTAATAATCTATTGAATCATGATCCTTTCTGTGTTTTTGCAGACTTCTCTGATTACTTAGATGCTCAAGATAGAGTAAGTAGTGCTTGGAAAGACCATGAGAGATGGAATAGAATGTCTTTAATTAATACTGCAAGGTCAGGATTCTTCTCATCAGATCGTTCTATTAGAGATTATTGTAAAAATATTTGGGGTATCTAAATAAAGTGAATGATATAAAACTTTTAGGATGGATTATGAAAACCCCTGGTTATATAAAGGTACAAATTTCACTTCTGACGATATTGATGATTTCTTCGGTTTCGTCTACTGTATTACAAATAATCAGAATGGTAGACAATACATCGGTAGAAAATATTTCTGGAAGTTTAGAACTCCTAAAGGAAAGAAAAGAAAAGTAAAATCTGAATCTGATTGGAAGAAGTATTATGGGTCTTGTCCAGAACTTAAAGAAGAAATTCAACAGGTGGGTAGACATAACTTTAGCAGAGTTATGCTCAGCTTACATAAAACAGCTGGCAAAACAAACTACGAAGAAACGAAGCAACTCTTTATCCACGGAGTGCTTACAGAACAACTTGACGACGGAACACCGAAGTACTACAATAGTAACATCCTCTCAAGATACTTCAGAAAAGATTATTATGGAACTGGACAAAACTGATAAAGTTGTAGCACAAGTGAGAAAATGGTCTATGGATAGATTGGATTCTGATATACCTATGGAAGATGCTCGTGCGATCTATGCAGAATTTGAAGAATGGATTGACTTGGATGGAAAGACTGGAGGATTAGATATTATGTCATTAGAAC